CTGTAAGGAGCGAAAAAATCTTTTACAGTCTTTTTATCGTGTTCGTAAAAACATGAACCTTCTATCGTCATATTCATATGAATGTAAGGAATGCACTGTAAAGAGAATTACATCTAGAAGAAAGACTGATATTGGAACTTGGAATTATCCTGATTGGTGATTTGCAAACAATTCAGATTGTGTTAAAATATATTCAGTTACTAAATATCCCTTGTAAATGTCTTTGATTTCTGTCATTGCATTTGCGATTGTTATCGCAATTTGCATTTTTGCGTTATACTTAAAAAATTACAACCCACATTAGAGGACTTATGCACGGAGACCTAGAACCAGAAGAGCATCATTGGCCTGAACCTGCTCATGTGAATGATCTATGGGAGGATATGGATCGATTAAACGCTCTATATGAAGAGATGATGTGGCCTCATGATGATGTTTTAGAATTTGTTCCAGATCACAAGAACAGTAGAATTATTATTAAAAATAAATCTCAGGAGGAAAGAAATGCAAAACAATAATTTTACAGTTTATTCTAAAGAGGGTTGCCCTTATTGCACAAAGGTGGTAAAAGTATTAGAGTTGGCAGGTCTAAATCACGTAGTGTATAAACTAGGTGAACATTTTGAGAGAGATGCATTCTATGGCCAGTTTGGTGAAGGATCTACATTTCCTCAAGTTGTGATAGATGGAACCAACCTTGGCGGTTGTACCGACACAGTTAAATTCTTAAAGGAGAAACAGTTAGTCTAATGAAAAAAGTTGATGACTTTGAAACTGTATATGACATGATTGAACATGCCATTGAACTTGCGTTTGATGGCAAAATGCAATTAAAATTTTACGAATTTTTAAAATATCGTAAAACAAAAAAGTATGAAGTGGATGCTTTTATTGAAAGTTCTACTGCTGCAGAAATATCAGAACAGGTATTAGAATTAGAAGAATATATCAAAGGCGGTGCTGATAGTGATCACAAACAATTGCGTGAAGCATATGGTCACATACCAAAACCGCAAGCAAGAAAGATAAGAAATTATCTATACAATATTCTAGAAGATGCATGGAGGTATAGTCGTGACCGAAAACCAGGAAGGAGAAAAAAAACCTCTAAATAATCCAGAACTCCAAATTAATAGAGGAGTTGAATTACTACTAAGAAATAGGAGGAAGAAACCAGAAAAACCAAAGACCTTTCAGATAAAATTTGGAAATTTAATTTCACTTTGGAATAGAGAAATTGTATTTCATTTTAATCTTTATCTAGATATCAAAAAAAAGTAAAAATTTTAGGAGTAGTGCCATGTCAGAAACATTAGTAGTAACCTTGACCCTTACGACACTTGTGTCTATACTTGCAATGTTAGTGGGAGGTATGATAGGATGGATGGCAAGACAACATTCATATGAAACTACTCCTCAAACTGTCTATTCTCATCCAGAGATGTTTGACTCAAATGGGAATGTTCTTCCCGATGAAATCGTAGCCCTAAGAATTGAAAACAATTATGACACCAACGAAGACAACGACGAGGAAGAGTAAAGCAGCACCTAAGAAAAGAACACCTGCTGCTCCTCGTATAGACTCTTTACCAACTAATCCTTTTGTATTTGAAGTACTAAACTTGGCATCAAAACAAAAGACAAGTCCTAAAAAAGTAGAAGCATTGAAATATTATGAACATGATTCTATTAAATCTATATTGATTTGGAATTTTGATGAGAGTATTAAGAGTCTATTGCCTGAAGGAGAAGTTCCCTATGGTGATGGTGAACAACAACAGATTTTTAGTGGAACTCTATCAGATAATATTGCAAGAGAAGCTGCTGGTGGAGAGTCTGCTACAGGTCAAGATTTAGATGGTAGGAATAAAACATCTTTACGTAGAGAATGGGTAAACCTCTATAATTTTGTTGAAGGTGGTAATGCAAATCTAAATGGAATGCGTAGAGAAGTTATGTTTATTAACTTACTTCAAGGATTGCATCCTAAAGAAGCAGAATTATTAGTCCATGTTAAGGATAAAAAATTGACTGATTTATATAATATTTCTTTAGATAATGTTAAAGCAGCATATCCAGACGTTCAGTGGGGAGGTAGAGTATGACTGCACCAGTAGGTAAAGCACCATCCAAAACAGAAAAAGAAACAGATCAAAAAAAGATAGAAGATAAATTCAATGCTTCTTCTTATTCATGTGAAGTTATTCTGGAAAGAACTACTCAAGATAAATCTGAAGATAGACAGTTTCCTACTGATGCTTTTATAGTTAAGTATAAGTATGAGGGTAATCTTTATATTGATGTAACTCGTTCTGAAAAGATGGTAAATATTTTTGATATGTACTATGATCGTTATGGTAAAGATGCGATACAGAAAATTGATTATGGTTTTGGCACAGTAAGACCTAATTTATGGGGTGTTAGAGCAATACCACCAAAACGTAAAAAGAGGAAAGGTTAATGGCAAAAAACAAAGATAATGACGAGTTACTTAGATCTCAAATTAATGACATCATAGAAGGTGAGATTCAAAATGGAATCAATGATTATCTAGAAGAAAAAGAAAAAAATAAATCTTCTGGAGTTGGATTTAATGATCCTGAAGATCAAGCCACTGGATTAAATGTTAAAGTATCTCAGAATGAAATAGATAAAATTCTTAGAGAATATAAAAAAATCAAGAGAGCAGAGAAATCTAATCTAGGAGAAGTCAAGAAACTTGATTTAACAGATCAATTTGGTAGACAGTTGTAAAACTGTATCACAAAATACAAAACTGGTTGCATATATAGTATACATGTGTTATTATTAACACAATCGTTCATCCCCCTTCGACAGGGGACGCAAGTAAGCCGACTCGGAACGGATCGTTCATCTCATGCCATTCTTAATCGCTACTCTTTTAACCTGTGAAGATGCTAAAGGTATTATCTCTAATATAAAACCTTCGGTATCATATAGAACTGAAATAGTTCAAATGATAAAGAGTAATACGAAAGAATGCACATGGGACGCAAAAGCCGACTAAAGGAACGGATTAAAACCCCTACTACTTTGGAGAAAGCCAATGGCAAAAGTCACTTACCGTGGAGTCGAGTACGACTCTGCAGATTACAATAAGAAAGTTCTTGCTGAAGCAGCAAAGAATAGAAACTTCGATCTAATGTATCGTGGTATCAAAGTGAAGAGCAAGGCAGTACCTTGCAGTTAAGATAAAGGGGGTTTACATGCCCCCTTTTTTATTATATAATATTAATGAATAGAAAATACTTATGCGAGAACAATTAATTAAAGCACTATTAGCACACGCTCAAGGTGATATTCAAAAGCATGTTGCAAATGTAGAAGTATATCTTACTAATCCAGCAGGGATAGGTGAACACTCTGATATTACAGAAGCAATAGAAACAGAATTAAATATTATTGCTAAATATCAAGATCAAGTAGATGTAATTAATAAGTATTTTAAACACAAATGAATAAAGGAAAATTAAAAGTTCTAGTCATGGCTCTTAAAGAAGTTGTGGAAGAATTAGAATCAGAAGTTTATTCTGATGTTAATGCCTACAAGCAAGAAAATTATGAACAAAATGTAGGCCCTTTAGCTGACTACGATGAAGTATTTGAGGACACAGAATGACTGTAAAACTTGTTAGTGTTACTCCTGATGCGGAGCAACTCATGGCATATATTGCTAGAGTATCTAACCCATCTAATCAGGATAATGAAAAGTATTCAGGACTATTAAAGTATTGCATCAAGCATAATCATTGGAGTGTCTTTGAGCAGTCTACTATGACTCTTGAGATAGAGACTACTCGTGCTATTGCTGCACAGATATTAAGACATAGAAGTTTTACTTTCCAAGAGTTCTCACAGAGATATGCTGCTAGTACTGCATTAGGTGAGATTGACTTACCAGAACTTCGTAAGCAAGATCTAAAGAATCGTCAGAATTCTACTGATGATTTAGATCCTGAGACAGTTGATAAATTTGAACGTCAGATGATTACGCTCTTTAGTTCTGCAAAGAGTCTTTATACTCAGATGTTAGATGCTGGTGTTGCGAAAGAATGTGCTAGAATGGTATTGCCCTTATGTACTCCCACAAGAATCTATATGACTGGTTCATGCCGTTCTTGGATACATTATATTAATCTAAGGTCTGCACACGGAACTCAGAAAGAACATATGATAATTGCAGAGGGATGTAGAAAGGTGTTTACCGAACAATTCCCTGCAGTGTCTGAAGCCCTTGAATGGGTCTAAATAACTACCCCTTATTGTATTCATATGGCAACATACCCTGTTATTAATCAACAAACTGGTGAACAAAAGGAAGTCGTGATGAGTGTTCATGATTGGGATCAGTGGAAAGAAGACAACCCTGATTGGCAACGATACTTTACTCCTGAAAATTCTCCAAGTTTAGGAATTGAAGTTGGAGAGTGGAGAGATAAACTTGTTAATAAGAATCCTGGATGGGGAGAAGTCCTCAAGAAAGCTGAAAAATCTGGAGGTATCTCTGGAAGATTAGCTAAGAAGGGATCTTATGAATCTTCAACTCAATCTGCCTTTGATGTGGACTAACGAATATGACAAGAAAGAAAAAAAATGGTGACCAACCTATTGGAGTTGGATTAACTGTAAAGCAGATGAAAAGAAAGAAACCAATCAATACTGATATGTTAAGGGATATAGAACCCTTAACTGACAATCAAAAATTATTATTTGATTCTTACGCTCAAGGTAAGAATCTTGTTGCTTATGGTGCAGCAGGAACTGGTAAGACTTTTATCACTCTTTATAATGCACTGCAGGATGTATTAGATCCTACTACACCTCATGAAAAAATTTATATTGTAAGATCACTTGTTGCCACTAGAGAGATTGGATTCTTACCTGGTGACCATGATGATAAGTCATTGCTCTATCAGATTCCTTATAAGAATATGGTGAAGTATATGTTTGAGATGCGTACAGAGGCTGATTTTCAAATGCTGTATGCAAATTTAAAAACTCAAGGAACCATTGATTTCTGGAGCACATCATTCATTCGTGGAACCACGTTTGATAATTCTATCATTATAGTAGATGAATTTCAGAACTTGAATTTTCATGAGTTAGATAGTATAATAACAAGGGTAGGAGAGAACACCAAGATTATGTTCTGCGGTGATGCAACTCAGACTGACTTAATAAAACAGAATGAACGAAATGGTATCAGTGATTTCATGAGAATATTACGATACATGCCATCAGTTGACATCATTGAATTTGGTGTTCAGGATAT